TTGCCGAAAAAATAAGGTCCTTACCCAAAAAGTGTGTTACAAAATGGGTTATCAAGTACCGGTTTTTTCTTCCAGGGACTTCTCTTCGGGGTGAAGGATATCATAGAAGATCATCTCCACATTACTGGCGATCTTCTCCGCCCGGCCGGAGACCTTGTGGGAGTATACGCCGAGGGTATCCATGTTTTTGCTGTGGCCGGCCAGGGAGCGGATCTCCCCTTCCGAAAGGTCCTGGATAATGGAAACAAAAGTGTGCCGCATCTCGTAGGGGGCTACGGCTGGAAGATGATTGGCCGCGCAATACCTGTACAGATAACGCCGGTATCCTTCCTCGGTAACCCGGGGGAAAACATAGGGGCCATCACTCTGCTGCCTTTGGGCGGCGATGATCGCCCGACTGGTATTGTTCAGACAAAAGCAGCGCCTGGCATTGTCATTTTTTCCAGTGGTCTCCTGGCCAAGAACATTGATGGACCGGCGCAGATTCACGGTGTCCCCTACGATATCCTGCCACTGTAAGCCCAGGAGTTCCCCAGGCCGGAGGCCGGTGACCGCCTGGAAGCGGTAGGCGTGGATAAATTTATCGTGAACGACTTTGCCCCGGAACAAGGTAGTGTCAACGGAAAATAGAGTGATGATGTCCTCGGGCTGCAAAATGGTCCGCTGCCCCACCGGCGCGCCCTTTGGGAGCGTAACATCCTCCGGGAAAAAGCGGGAGACCTTTATTTTACGGCAGAATTTGGCAAAGGCAAACAACTCCGCTCGCAGATTTTTCAGCGTCTTTTTGGATAGCCCAGCCTTGAAAGCGTTGTTGATGATCCGCTGATAATGCTGATCGGTCAACATGTCTACCTTCAGGTGGCCGATCTCCGGCTTGATCCAGGTGTGCCACCGGGATTCCTCCGGCCGCCAGTTGGTCTCGGATGTCCGGGCTTTCAGGTCATCCAGGTAACTCTGAAAAAGGATCGAAACCTTTCGGCTGCCGCCCTCGATCCCATCGTCCAGCCAAGCATCAGCTTTTGCGTTGGCCTCCCGCTGCCCGGCCCGGCCCGGTTTGGAACTGTAAAAGCTACGCCGCCGGCCGTCTTTTTGGACATTGACCTGCCACCGTTTGTTTTTTTCGATCCATTTGGCGGTATTTGTCCTTCTTCCCATTGTTTTTTGATCCTCCTATCTGATATAATAAGAGGGCAGAATAGACTCGTGGAAAAGTTTTTCTGCCCTCTGCCCCTTTTGGTGTTGCAGCACCGGGAGGGGTTCTTTTTTTGTCCTGTTGTATACCTTGGCTATGCTTCTTTGCTCTCCAAAGCGTCCATGGCCATAGCAAGCAGCTGGGCCATACTGATGCCATGCTCTTCCTTGTAGCTTCGGATCCGTTCAGCCAGTTCCGGCTTGACCTGTGTGGCGATCTGACGGTATGCCTTTTTGTTGTATCGGTTTTTGACGGTACTGCTGGTTTGCGTTCTCCGTTCCATACTGCGCTTTACCACCCCATTCCATTTTGGAAAGGGGTGGTGGCAAGCCCACCCCTTTCTTTAACCCTTAAGGTCCTCTTTTAGGTCTTTGATGAGTATATCGATTTTTCGGTCTGTGTGCTCCTTGCTATCTTCGTTCCTGGCATCTTCCAATCCACGGATGAGTTGTTTAAGATAACTTTTAAACTGTAGGTCCGTCATACCCATATCGAACTCCATGTCCTTTCCTCCTTAGTCATCAAGTCGCTTGCCCTTCTTGACTGTATCTTTATTATAACATACTTATATAAGTATGTCAAGCGTTTTCCAAGGAACTTTTTAACCATGTTCAAAAGGAAGTCGGAAATCATCCTGCGCAGAGTTTTTTCTGCCCCCGGCCCCCTCGGTGTTCCAGCACCGGAAGGTCTTTTTATTATCAATCCACAAGGGTAAGTTTCACCTTTACGTCACTGATGGTGATGGTCGTGCCCTCTGGTAAGCTGATGTTCTTGTACTCTCGTTGATAAAATCCAGGGTCTCCGTCGGCTCCCATGATGGCGTTGATGCCACCATCAAACGCATTATCAGAGTACACATTTCCGCCACCAGAGATCGCTTTGATGTTGTATGTACCAGGAGTAAAATCCGTCCCGGAAACATAGTTCCCATTGGATAGGGTGAACGACCTGCGAAGCGGGGCATCTGGCTTCTTTAGCTGCTCAAGCATAGCTTGAAGTTCACTGATCTGATAGTCCTGCACCTCTATGATGGAGTTTGCCGCTTCAAGCTGTGCAGTAAGATAAGCTATTTCCGCATTTTTGTTTTTCTGCTCGACATAGATCGCAGCAATAAAAATGATGGCTGCACAGGTAATAAGGCCTTTTATCAATTTCTTTGATCTCAGCTTGGGCTTGCGCTGAAACTGAAAGGGTATCCCCATTTTGGCGTATACCGCCTCACACAGGGCATCAATATCACTTTTAAAGAAGGGCACACCCTTGTCCTTATACCCCCAAAGGATCTCCCGGCACTTTAGGACTTCGTCAAGGATTTTCTTTTGCTCTTCGGGTGCCATACCAGGACCGACAGACTTTGTGATCTCCTCAAGTCTGCTCTTGCTAGCGGTAATATCTCTTCTGATCTCATTGTCACAGGAATCGCAATAGCCGTGTTGATTCACTGGCCCGGATTCGTGGCACCACTTGCATTTAGCCATAACACACACCTCGTAGTTTTTAGTATAAATTCATCATATTCCCCATGGTTGTCCTAATGATCGTATAGTAGTGCTATTGCCTCTTGACATTTCTACTACTTTGGTGTACTCTGGAATTAGAACAAATGTTCTTGGCAAAAGGAGGACATGGAATGAACAAAGAATCTATCATCGAAACTATCACCTGGATTCTGAACCAACTGGAGGAAAAAGACCTAAAAACCATTCTCCAGTTTGTGCGGCAGTTCCTGTTCTAACCATCCCTTATAGTAGCCGACCCATCACGGGTCGGCCTTTTTTGTTTCCTCCAACAGTTTTGTGGCGATTTTCTGCAAAGCCTCCCAATCATCCACATCAAGGACAGACAACGCAGAAATAAAACGCTTGCGAAAATTGTCCTCACCATGGATCACTTGGCCAACAAAAGTAGCCAGTTCCTCATCTCGGGACAATTTCTCAAATGGTTCCCCATCGCCGGTGCGGAGCCAAATTTCGTTGACATTGAATTCTCGGCAAATTGATAGTATCACTTGCTCCGATGCGTTTCTGTCGCCGGATTCTATCAATGATACGCTATTAGACTTTATACCAATGCGTTTTCCGAGTTCGGATTGGGTAAGGTCTTTTTCTTTCCTTATTTTCCGTATGCGGGCTCCAAGATTCAAAATAGTCACCTCTTTTCTGTTTATAATCATATCATGAAAAAGTAGCTGTGTCAATAAAAAGTTTCAAAGTCAAAAAAATGTGCTTGACAAAAGTAGCTAAGCAATATATAATAATCACATAGTCAAACAACCAAACAAATGCAAAGGAGGCGAAACCATGAGTGAAAAGGAAAAGACCGTAGCCGAGAAGCTGGGCCAGGCATTTGACGCCCTGCCCAACGAGAAGAAAGAGTACCTGATCGGCGTGGCCGACGGGATAGCCATGATGGCCGCCCGCCGCCAGCAGGAGGCCGCCCAGGCCACGGTAGACATGGCCGCCCGGCTGGGCGCATGAAAAAGCCGCCCCTAGGCGGGGCGGCTACGGGGGAGGAGGTGAGAAATTGCTAGGATGGGCGGCATTTGCCGTGGCTTGCATCCAGTGGGGATACATCATCATAAAAGGTCTTGTGCTGGACAAGGAAATAAATACAGCTATTATCTGTGTTCTTTCTGCCTTTGAGTTGGCCTTGGCTTTACAACACTTTTTGAATTGATAATCTGTGTTGCGATTGCTTTTGAAAATCTGTAATAGCTATACGGTCGTTTGTTTTCGTCTTCTCCAAACAAGGATATGGTAGAAATAATTTTGTCCCAATCTTCGTTAGACGATTTGGCAATCATGATCTCCCGGTTCAAGTCCTGCATCGTTAAGGCAACCGATTCATCTACATAAAGTAACGCCATCATCGCACTTGGGGAAAAACCAGTATAGTTCTGTACCCTTGTCGCTCCAATGGATTGTAGTTCCGAAAGAAGGATGCCTTTTGCCTTCTCCATTTCTGATGCGATGCGGAGTTCTTCCATTTTTCTCTGATGCCTATTGTTTAGCCATACTGTAACAACTGGAGAAATAATCGCGGATGCCAAAGCAATCCATCCAGGCCAATCTCCAAAGTCCATGCAAATCAATCCTTTCCCCCACAGTCTACCACAACCCGTAAAAAATCACAAGAAAGGAGCCCCCATGTACTACATAAAGGTCACGAAAACCAGCCTCTACAACCTGGTGCTGGAAAAATTCCAGGCCATGCCCTGGGTAAATATCCCCACAAGAAAGATGGATACCATATTTCGGAAGGGCATGCGCCGGCATGCCTATTTTCTGAAATGGTACGATGGGGGCTACAAGTATCTGGTATTTTTAGCCCCGTCAGACGGGGTCCCACACCTCTACATTGAGCGCATAGATTGGATGACCGGCGAAGAACTGGACAAGCTGGTGCTTACACTGTCGCTGGACGAACTCAAAGCCGCCGGGATGCCGGGGGAAAAATGCGTGTGACCAAAGCTAGAAAGGAGATGGACCGGACAAGCCTGGCGAATGCCTTTGGCATGATATACGCTCAAGTACGGGCCAGGGTCGACGGCACGACGGACTGGACAAGAGGAAAGAGGAAAGAAAAGCCGCCCCCCGGGGTGGGGGCAGCAGAAAGGGGGTGAAAAGAAAATGTTGGTGAACATGACCATTACCGGTCTGGATGAACAAGAACAGGCAGCACGGGAGGTATTAGAGCACATCAAGGCGATCAGGAAGATCACGATGTCCGCATCCTGGACAAAAATCCAAGTTTCTACAGACTTAAAAGACGAGACCGCCAGCGGCAACTGACGGTCTTGTATGGATCACTTATCGGAAAGGTACTTAATGATGGCCTTTTGGGTCATGGTCAAAGAATAAAAGCACTGCCGCGCCAGTTCGTCCAATGCATCTCATGTGCCATCATCACAGGAGCAGTGGCTGAGATATAAATGTATCTCGTCGGAGAATTGGCTGGAGGCGTCCGCAAACGCCTGCTGGAGTTCGTCGATGCGCATATCATCACCTCCTTCCAATGCCCAGTCTAACACAAACGGGATGGGAGGGCAAGGGATAGAGGATAGCACATAAAAGCCGCCCCCCGGGGTGGGGGCGGGAAGAGAAAGGTGGTGAAACTATGAGTGAACTCAATAATTTCGGTCTTACCGATGATGAGATCGCAGCCCTAAGCAAAGTGGACCGGCTGGGACTTGCATTTTGCAGGTTTTGTATTTACGAATGGGATAGTTTTATAGGCCCAAAACCAGAAGGCTTTGATGATCTCCCGGAATGCGATGAATACTCATCCGAGCGCATACATCACCCTATCAAGATGAGGCTGTTGAGCCAAATTTTTCCACAGAAATATGCAAAAAGGAAAAACAAACATGACCTTATTGAACCCGTAATGAAAGCCTTCAGGATGGAGATAGGCGATGCAAATATGAATCGATGCTGGTGGAAATATGTATTGCACAAAAGCGAAGAAGAGTGGAGAAGGTGGTATTACCTGGGAAAATTTTAGGAGTTTTACATCAGACCAAAAAAAGTCCGAATTTCGGGTTGAAATAGACTGAGCAGGGAAGCCAAAACAGCCCCGATGACACCAAAGATAAGATTTGCAACCCATTTTTCCATTTCAACCTTCTGATCTTGTTTAGCTTTTTTGTTTTTCTCTTTAAAGTGATCCTGGATTTGTAAATATTCTCGACCAGGTTGCGTTATCAGATAAGCTGGTTCCTCATGTGATGCGGGAAAGTCATATAGAACACTAACAAAATCAAGGGATTTTAATTTAGAAAGAACACGATCCCAATCATGGGAATCATCGAATTTGTAGTAGCCATAAAGTTTTTGGCTGGTGATGTATTTTAAGTTGTTGTCACGAATCAAATAGAGAGTTTCCAACTCATCTTTTGACAATGCTTTTTCGTTTTCAACCATGAAATATTCTCCTGTCTTTTTTTACAGTCTACCACAAAGAGGAAGGGAGGGCAAGGGATAGAGGACGGCACATGAAAAAGCTGCCACCGGGTGAAGGGAGAGGAAGGGGGTAAAAAATGTATATCCATGAAGCGATAGCAGCAACGACCAATGAGGAGCCTTTTATTACTAGAAGGGCTTGGAAATATTTGACGAGCACACCTTGCAAGGCGGTAATTAGATTGCAAGTAACAGATACCCCAGATTGTTGCATTTTAGAGAGTGTATCAACAAAGAGGCAGCATAGAGGGTGGCAACCGATGAAGGAAGATCTGGTCGCAGACGATTGGGAACCCATCGGGATCTGATCACAGTTTTCCCAGGTATGTAGTGATAGCAGCAGATGTTATCCCCTCGGCTATGGCAGATATTGCCGCAAGGGAGAAATTGGAAACGGAAGAGACTCCTTTTTTGATTAGCCCCCAGCATTTTGGGTCGCGAATACTTTCAAGGAACTCATGACCGGTATATGTCATATTGTTGATTGCACAACTGTAAACTGCTCCACTAAGCCATTTAACGGAAATGTCCACATAGCCAGCCTGATCCAAGTTGTAAAGAGAATAAAAAATGTCCTCTTGAGAAAAATTTGGAATTGCATTGGAAATATCGCGTAAATACAGAGTAGCCTTTTCAACTTCCCCTTCATCATTCGTGAAATATTCAAGGTCTTTCTCAATGACAAGTAACACTTCTCGCATACATTCAATATTCAACTTCAAAAAGTATACCTTCTTTCTTATTCAGTCTACCACAAACAGGGTGGGAGGGCAAGGGATAGAGGACAGCACATAAAAGCCGCCCCCAGGCGGGGGCAGCAGAAAGGAGCGAACCTACAGCAACACCTATTTTGTACCTAATACCATGTTTCCGCTGCCAATATGCTGGCAACGATCATCAACACAAACGCTTTAAGCAAAATGAACCAGGACCCCATGCAGGAAAGGAGGAAAACACCACACTATGCCTAAAAGAGGAACGAAGTATCGTGAACTGCGCGCAAGGATCGCATATCTCGGAATGACCCAGGAGGAGGTAAGCGAGGCAGCGGGACACCCGGCCAAATTGATCACCACCCGAATCGTTGGCCGGGTCTCTTGGAAGCTGGAAGAGGTCTACGATGTGTGTCGTGTTCTCGGGATCGACCACGGAGAGATCGAAAAATACTTCCCCCCGGGTGGTGGAGACAGGGATGCGGAAAAAGTTGTGCGACTCAACAGATAGAAAGGATTTGACGCGATGTACACCAAGCAGATCACCCTGGAAATACCCCTCACCAGCAAAGACCTGGACCGCATCGATGCCGCAGCCAAATGGATGGGGAGCACCCAGGAGGACGTTTTAGAGACCCTGATAAGCGTCGGCATCCATTCCCGCATCCACGTCGGCCTGAGCAGCCTAGAGCGGCTTATGGACAAGCATACCAGCCACTCTGCCGCCCTAGCCGCCTGAACTGTTACATACAGGCCAGAAATACCCTCGCCCCATTTGCCAACCAGTTCCATCGGGCGGGGGGAGTGCAGAGAAACACAAAAAGAAAAGGAGAGAAGATACCGTGGCGAAAAAACGGAAACATCATGCGTCTAGCATCCTCCAGGACGAAAAGGTCTGCTACCTCACCGGCCGGGAAGATAACCTGGAGAAACACCATATCTATCATGGCATCGGCTACCGGGAACTCTCGGAGGAGTACGGCTGCTGGGTCTGGCTCACCGGGGAGGTCCACAACAAGGACAACCACTCGGTGCATTTCAACCGGGAGTTGGATCTGAGGCTCAAGCGGGAGTGCCAGGCCAAGTTCGAGGAGACCCACACCCGCCAGGAGTTTATGACCATCTTCGGGAGGAACTACCTGTGAAAGAGGGCGTCCCCTTCCGTTACCTGAACGTCCAAAACCCGGACATAAAAACCGCCCTGCGTACCCACGCCGCCAAGATCGCGGTGGGCCAGGCAGGGACCGGCCAAGATGACTGGGACAAGCTGGAGCGGGAACTGATGCACCGCTACCTGATATCGGGATACCGGCCGGCGTATCGCTACCCGTTTTTCATCCAGATCAACCTCCCGGACGCCAGAAAATTGTGGGAAGAGTACCTGCAAAAAATAGGCTGCGCCCCGGGGGCCGACCCCAGCGACCTGGACCGGCAGCGGTTTGAGCGGCAGGTCGCAGAGATGGTGGCAGGAGACACAAAACAAGCCGGACGGCCCGGCTGAAAGGAGAAACATATGGAAGGCGTGACCATGTTAAGCGCCGCTGAATACCGCCAGCTGGTGGAGGAGCGGATGCAATACCGGCAAGAAGCCGATGACCTCCAGAATGAGAACGAGGACCTGCATGAGACCGTAACAGCGTTGATGTTGGAGGCGGAAAAGCTACGGAAAAACTTGGAGGATGCTCAAAAGGCCATCAAGGACAGCGGCGTGATCTATTGGTACAACCGGTGCATGGAACTGGAGAGAGCCAAGCAGACGGAGGAGACCCCGGAGACCACCGTAGAAGATGAAACGCAATAAAAAGAGAACGCCCACCCTGCCCTGACAAGCCATCGGTGGACGCCCTGAGATGCACCGGGAACCCGGCGCGGATAGGTAAAAACCTACATACATAGTATACCCTATCTGCCCGGAAAAGTCAACAAAAAAGGCGGTATTTCTGCGGGCCGAAGGAGGCCCGTGCCGCCCTTGTATAGCGATTATTTTTACGACAGGAACACCCCCAAACAGGCCATATCCCTATCCTTACAGGCCGGAAGAGGGGGGGCGCAGGGGGGACACCTCCCCCCTGCCATCCGAGCAGAAAGGACCACCGCCTATGCCTTACTATGAGCGCAGGATCAGAAGCGGGAAAGTGCTGGAGATATTCCGCTACTTCTCCCTCCGCCCCCCGGGCAAGAACATCCCCCGGGGGAAGAACCGGCAAAAGACCGGCGCCGCCCAGCTGGTGCGGAACTATGTCAACGCCAAAAAGACGCTGGTCCGGCTGGTGAATACCAACTTCGGGCCGGGAGACCTGTACATAACCCTCACCTATGAGGGCCCACAGCCATCTTCCCAGCAGATCAAAAGGGACCTAGCAAAATACACCCGCCGTCTGCGGGAGTGGGGCAAAAAGCACGGGGTGGTCATCAAGTGGATCGCCGTCACAGAGTACCGGGAGGGCGCCAGGCCACACCATCATATGATCATCTCCGGCATCCCCGGGGATGTGGCCCGGATGCTGTGGCAGACCGAGCCGGACCCCCGCCGCCGGGGCAAGCGCCGCCCCTGGAAGGGCCACGGCAGGGCCCCCAACGACACCCTGGACCACAGCTGTGACTACGAGTTTTTGGCGAGGTACATCGCCAAGGAGGACAAGCCCGGGGCCCACCGCTGGACCGCCAGCCGGAACCTGACGCCGCCGGAGGTGGGCGAAGCCAAGGAGATCACCCGGCGGACCATGACCAGAGCCAGCCGTGACCCCAGGCCGCCAAAAGGGTATCGCCTCACAGGATGGGACTACCGGGCCGGAGGGGACGGCCACGAGGTCTTATACATCAAGTGCATCAAGGAACCGCCGGACTAAAACAGCCATATCCCCAAACGTCTGGGATTTTTAAAAAGGAGAGAATAAAAATGTTGGAAAAACTGAAGGAGCAGATGGAAAACTGCCAGTTTGGCGGGGAGGCGGTGGGAACGGTCCTGCTGAAGCTGTGCGAAGGTGACCCCGCCGCCGCCCGGCTGGTGGAGCAGGACCTGGAAAACCCGGACATGAGCCTGGACAAGTGCCTGGAAACCATGCGGCAGACCGCAAAGAAGAAGCAGAAAGCGGGCTGCTACTATATGCCCCCCGAGGAGGCGGAGAAGATCATCCGGGAGTTTTACGGCATCCCGTCGGCGCCCCGGCCCGCCGCCACGGTCCCGAAGGACAGCGGCATCCTGGACATCACGGACCTGATGTGAGGTGTCCCCATGACCAAAAAAGAACTATATGCCATCCCCGTGCCGCCGGCGCCGGAGTTGGGTCTGCCGGACCACCGGGAAGCGGACACGCCAAAATACAAGCGATATCACAGGATATACGCCGCCCGGATGGTGGAGGGCCTGCTGGAGATCACCGGGTACACGTCATCCGGGGCCCCCATGTGGCGGACCTGGCAGGACGGCGGCAGGGTCATCGGGCAGACGCTGACAGGGGACCCGGAGCCCAGCGAAAAGACCATCGCCAGCCGGAAGCGGGAGGACCACTGGGGCGCCCAATGGCATGCCCTGCCGGAGACCGACGCCCTGATCCGCCAGCAGGCGATGAGAGACCACGGAAGCATCCCCAAGGAGATGACCGGGCTGGACCTGGCAGAATGGGCCCAGACCAAGACACGGCACAAAAAGCGGGATGCAAGATGGGACCGCATCCGCCGGGAGATCGACAACGAGATGATGGAGATACGGGAGCCCCCCAAGGACTTCGGGCGCTGGCTCGTCCGGGAGGTGTTCCGGGACGCCCACTATCTCATCTATCACTACCGCAAGGGAAAGCGGAAGACTACCGCCTTCTGTACCCGGTGCGGGAAAACGGTGACCATCCGGGACCCCAGGAACCGCAAGCCGGGACGCTGCCCCAGCTGCCACATCGACGCCACCTGTATCTCGAAAAACAGCCTGGCGCAAACCAACGGATACATAAAAAGAAAGCATGCGGCCTACCTCCAGCCGACCAGGGCAGGCTTCTGCCTCCGGGTATTCACGGCCCGTTTTGTCGTGGAGGGCGGAAACTGCCAGGAGGACAGCATCTGCAAGATAGAGTGGCAGGAATGGGAGCGCCGCTTTTACGATCTTGCCTTGGGGCGGTATGTCAAATATTTTGAGTGGAAGGAGTTTGAGAGTTCGGGAGAAACACGCTGGTGCAGGGGAGTGCAGGATCAGATATCGACGGCGATGGTCTACCCGAAAAACCTCAAAAAGCTGTTTGCCGAAACGGCATGGAGATACGTCCCCATGGCGGAACTGGCCAAACAGTGCGGGCCGCTGGCCCTCCAGGGATTCGTGGAGCGCACCCGGGGTGACCTGGGCATCGAGCACTTGGCCAAGCATGGCCTGTGGAACCTGGCCCGGGACTATATCAACTACCGCAACACGGCCAGCATCGCCGGAGCCCGGAACATCCGGGAGGCCATGGACGGCCTGCCCATGGATGAGATACGGATGCTCATGAAAATCGACCCCGCCACAAAGGATTATGAGTTGTACAAGACCGCCCGGGATTTCCAGCGGGTCACCCCAGAGATGCTGGCGCAGATGTCGGCCATGGGTCTTGACCGGGACAGAGGGCAGGCCCTGAAAGCGATCCTGCATCAGACCACCTGGCGCCGGGCGGCCCGATACATACAGGAGCAGCAGGGCAGATGGCCGGCAGAAAACCGGTATGACCCGGAAAGGCGCCGCTACCGGGACATGCCGCCAAGCCCCCTTGAGGTGGCCCGGGAGTGGCGGGACTATATGGTGGATGCCATCCTGCTGGAATGGGATATGAAGGACAGCTTTATCCTTTTCCCCAATGACTTGCGGGCCGCCCACAGGCAGACGATCCGGGAGTTGCAGGACCGCAAGGACCAAAGGCTGACCCAGGAGATACTGCCGGTCCTGGAGGGGCAAAAAGGATTCGGCTGGAAGGCGGAGGGGTACCTCATCCGGCCGCCGGTGTCCGCCGGGGAGATCACCGCCGAGGGCCGGGCCCTCCACCACTGTGTAGGAAGGTATATCGAGAGCGTTGCCAAAGGGAGGACCATCATCCTGTTTGTCCGAAAAGAGGATGACCCGGAAGAACCCCTGGTGACAGTAGAGATCGCGCCGGAAAGCTGGAGCATCCGGCAGGCAAGAGGAAAGGACAACAGCGCCCCGCCGGAGGAGGTGAAGCAGTTTTTGGAAAAATGGCAGAAGCATCTGGAGCGGGTGCTGAAAAAGCGGGAAAGGAAGGCAGGATAACATGGAAGAACTGGCGGTAAAGCGGGAGATCGGCATCATCACGGCGGAGATCATCACCATCCGGGAGAACACCAAGAGGATGGTGCTGGAGAGTTTCATCGAGATCGGGCGGCGGCTGCTAGAGGCCAAGGAGGTGGTGGGCCACGGCGGCTGGGGGGATTACCTCCGAGAGAAGGTGGAATTCTCCCCTTCTACCGCCAACAACATGATCAACCTCTACAAGGAGTATGGCGACGAACAGACCCGTCTGGGGAGACCATTAAAATCCCAAACGTTTGGGAATTTGACCTACTCCCAGGCGGTGGCCCTCCTGGCCCTGCCGGAGGAACAGCGGGAAGCGGTGGTGGCGGAGCACGATATGGAGGCAACATCGGTCCGGGAACTCCAAGCCATTATCGAGGAAAAGAAGCGGGAGGCCCAGCAAGCCCGGGAGGAAGCGGAGCGGGTAAAACAGGCGGCGGCGGAAAACAAAAAGACCATCCTGGAGTACCAGACCCAGTTGAAGAAGCAGGAAGCGATGCTGAAGGACGCCCGGGGGGAGATCGAAAAGCTGGAGGGCCGGCCGGTGGAGGTGGCGGTCCAGCCTCCGTCCAAGGAGGAGTTGGCCGAGATACAGCGGGACGCCGAAGCAGCGGTGACAGGAAAATTTGAGGAGGAACTGGCCGCCGTCCGGGAGGAACTGGCCGGGACCAGGGGACAGCTGGAGGAAGCCCGCCAGGCCGGGGAGCAGCAGCTTGCCAGGACAGCGGAGATAGAGAAAAAGCTGGCGGTGGCCGGTGACAAGGAGATGGTGGAGTTCAACGTCCTTTTCCGCCGGGCCCAGGAGGAGATGGAAAGGCTCCACCAGAAGTACCTGGTCATCACGGCAAACGACACGGAGAAGGCGGCGGCCCTCAAGACGGCGGTGGGCAGGATGATACAGATGGTGGCCAGGAAGTGGGAGGGGTAAGGACAATGGAAACGATCATTCTGGCGGAAATGCCGATACAGGACAAGGCCAAGCTGTTGGCGCAGCGTATCCGAGAGGAGGCAGAATGAAACGAAAAAAGCGGGATAATGTGTACCATATCCGCATCTGGCGTGACGGTATCCTCATAAAGCAGATTGGCCCCCTCACCCGCCGGGAGGCCGCCAAGGCATGGAAAGCATGGGATGCCCGGGAGGACCACGGCCTGGAACTGCTGGAGAACGGGGTGCATGTAAGGCTGGGCAGGGTGCATAAGACGCTGGAGGTCAAGCAGGATGCTTTCCGGGTGGCGCCAACAGGGAGATGAAAAATGAATAAAGAAACCATAAAAAATATCGAATCCATTCTTTTCAATGGAGACAGGGTGGAGTTGATACCTGTCAGAGATGGAATAAAGGTGGTCCGAGTCAAAAGGGAGGAGATAAAGAACGGATCGGAAAAACAGAAAATAAATCATATCGAAAGTGAAAAACAGTATTGAAATCATAGAACGAACCATGATATAATGCAGATGTAAATTAAATATCGTTCCTCGCCCTAAGCGTTGGGCGGGAAGGTCCGAGCGTGGACAGCTATCGAGTATCCCTCGATAACTGTCCGCGCTTTTTCTTTTGGAAAGGAGGCCAAGCCCATGCCATCCAAACCCAAGCACCCGTGCAGGCACCCGGGATGCACCACCCTGATATCCACCGGAAGCTACTGCCAGCAGCACACGCCGAAGCCGGCGGACCGGCGGGCCAGCGCCGCCAGCCGTGGGTATGGCAGAGCGTGGCAGCGGGTGAGCAAGGCGTATCTGGCGGATCATCCGTGGTGCGTGGAGTGCCGGCGCCGGGGACGCCGTGCCCTGGCGACCGAGGTGGACCACATCACGCCCCACAAGGGGGACCCGGGGATGTTTTGGGACAAAGAAAACTGGCAGCCCCTTTGCCACAGCTGCCACAGCGCGAAAACGGCAAAAGAGGACGGAGGCTTTGGCAGAAGCGGGATGCCGAGACCTCCCCCCGGGTCGAAAATGTTTTGAACCAAAGGCCGTAGACCGCACGCCCACCTCCGCGGGAAAAAAATTCCCACATCAGCTTTTGGAGTGGGGGAACGGAAAGGAGGCGTGCCATGCCGACCCCGACAAAGCCGGTGATCATGCTGGAAAAGGAGAAACGATCACACCGGACCAAAAAGGAGATCGAACTGCGAAAGCAGGGGGAAGCAGACCTCCAAACCGGGAAAAAACTCACCGAAAGGCCGGAAACAAAGGCCGACCCGGTGGCGCACAAGGAATACCAACGGTTAAACGGGCTGCTAAAGGCTATCGGGAAAAACGACGCCCTGTACACCGGCATCATCAACCGGTATTGCATCCTGTACGCCGAGTGCCTGGAGCAGGAGCAGCGGCGGGAGGAGTTCCGCCGGGGGATGGATGAACTGCGGGAGGAGCGGGAACAGGGCGGCATCGAGGCGAGCGAATATTTCCGGCTGCTGGAACGGATGCAGAAAAACATCAACACCCTGGACAGCCTCTGCACCACCAAGCGGCGGATGATGCTGGACATCGAAAAGGAATGTATCATGACCATCGCCTCGGCGCTGCGGTCGATCCCCAAAAAGCCGGAGAAGGAGGAAGAGCAGGACCCCATGGCGGCGCTGCTGGCAAGAAGGAGGGCGTAAAAGATGCGCTGGTCACAGGGCTTTGCAGATTACGCCATCGACTTCATCCAGTGCCTAAAGCACGGCGACGACTTCTATGGGCAGCCATTCACCCTTTTGCCATGGCAGCGGGAGGCGGTGGGCAGGTTCTATGGCACCCTGCGGGACCGTGAGGACTACCGGCAATACCAATACCTCTACCTGGAGACCCCGAAGAAAAACGGCAAGAGCGAACTGGCGGCCGCCTTGGGGCTGCTGCATACCTTCGCCGACGGGGCGATGTGCGGCGAGGTCTATCTGGTGGCGGCGGACCGGGACAACGCCAGCATCATCTTTAACGCCGCCCTGTCTATGCTGGACCAGTGCCCCACCCTGAAGAAGCGGGCCAAGATCAAGGAGAGCACCCGGGAGATCGTGGACACCGTCTCCAAAACAAAGATGAAGGTCCTCTCCGCCGAGGCGTATTCCAAGCACGGCTACAAGCCCACCTGTGTCATCTTCGACGAACTCCACGCCCAGCCGAGCCGGGACCTGTGGGACATCATGACATTCGGCGCGGGCTCCGCCAGGAAGCAGCCTGTGTGGATCGTCCTCACCACCGCCGGTGATGACCCGGACCGGAACAGCATCGGGTGGGAGATCCACCAGAAAGCAAGAAGGATACTGGACTACCGCGCGGGCAAGACCGAAGGAAATTACGATAATCCCATCTGGCTCCCCTACATCTTCGGGATGCCGGACGACCCGGAGGAAGCGGCCACGGTCGATATCTATAACGAAAGCCTCTGGTACCGGATCAACCCGTCGCTGGGGGTGACCATCCCCATCGAGACACTGAGGCAGGAGGCGCTGGACGCCAGGCAGAGCGAGGCGGCGGAGCGGCTGTTCCGGTGGCTGCGGCTCAACCAGTGGATCGCGGTAAAAACGGTGGGATGGCTCCCCCTCACCGTCTATGACGCCGCCGAGGAGCAGCTGCCGGCCGAGACGCTGCGGGGGAAACGGTGTTACATCGGGATGGACCTCTCCAGCACCACCGACCTCACCGCCATCACCCTGCTGTTCCCGCCGCAGCCCGGGCTGCCCAGGTGGCACGCCCTGTTCCGGGCATGGATACCGGAGGAGGGGATGAAGGAGCGGGAGAAGCGGGACCATGTGCCGTTCCGCCTCTGGCGGGAGCAGGGCTATATCGACGCCACCACAGGGGACTGTGTGGACTACGACTACATCGAAGGCTGCATCACCCAGGCGGCCAAGGAGCACAGAACCGTCAGGCTTGGCACAGACCAGTGGAACAGCCGGATGCTGACCCAGCGGTTGACCCAGGCGGAGGTGGTGGAGGTGGTAGAGATACCCCAGACCATGGCGGGCCTCAGCGCCGCCATGAAAACCATCGAGCGGCTGCTGCGGAAGCGGGAGATGACCCACCAGAAGGACCCCTGCGCCCGGTGGTGTTTTGGCAACGTCCGGTGCGCCGTGGACGGCAACGAAAACATGAAGCCGATGAAAAACAGATCCACAGGAAGGATAGACATCGCCGTTTCCTGGATCATCGCCATGGCGGCGGCGCTGCTGGACGGGGAGGTCGTGGACAAAAACGAAGCCATCATGGCGGAGGATTGGAGCATGTGACGATGAAGGGATGGAAAGAGCGGCTGGCCGCTGCGCTGCGAACCGCCTGGGCGCTGGCGCCGGACGCCCTGGCGGTGGCCGGGGCGGCGTGCCTCGTCTACGGGGCAAAACTCATCTACTACCCGGCGGGGTGGCTGACAGGGGGAGCGGCGTGCATCATGGCGGCGGTGCTCATCAGTAAAGGGGGTGGTGACGGATGATCTTTGACCGGGCGATCTCCCGGATGATGGACCAGGCCGGGACACGGGTGATGACCCTGGACAAGCTGGACGGGTGGACCGCCGGGGGCGTCATCGACACCGGCCAGACCGGCGCCATGAAGCTGTCCGCCGTCAACCGGTGCGTGGAGTGCATCAGCGACAGCATGGCAAAACTCCCTGTCTTTGTCATGGACGGCAGGACAAAGGAGCACCTGGACCATCCCCTTTTGCAGGTCCTGGAGCGCCGCCCCAACGAGGCCATGACCCCCAGCGTCTACAAAAAGCTGATGGAAGCCAACCGGCTGCTCCACGGCAACGCCTACGCCGCCATCCTGCGGGACCGGGCCAGCGCCGCCCCGGTGGAACTGCTGCCCCTGCCGCCGGACTGTGTCGCCCCAAAATTGGACCAAAGCGGGAGGCTGTGGTACCTCTACACCGACCCGGGCAACGGGCGGCTCCACCGGCTGGCCCAGTGGGACGTGCTGCACTACAAGGCGTACACCAGGGACGGCATCAACGGCGTGTCGGTGCTGTCCCGGGCGGCGGAGGTCATCCAGACCGCCAGGGCCGCCCAGCGGTACGAGGGCAAATTTTACATCCAGGGGGCGCAGCCGTCCGGGGTGCTGACGGTGGACACCAAGCTGGAACAGCCCGCCAAGGACAAGGTGCGGGAAGAATGGCAGCGGATACATACCGGCGTGGACAACGCCTTCCGGGTGGCGGTGCTGGACCTGGGGCTGAAGTACACCCCCATCAGCATCAGCAACCGGGACGCCCAGTTCGTGGAGAGCAAGGCGGTGACGGTGGAGGACATCGCCAGGTTTTTCGGGGTCCCCCTCAACAAGCTGATGGCCGGCAAGCAGGCGTATAACTCCAACGAGCAGAACTCCATCGAGTACGTCCAAAGCACCCTGCACCCCATCGTCAGCCAGTGCGAGGAGGAGGACACCTACAAGCTGCTGTTTGACAGCGAGTTGTCCCGGGGCCTCCAGGTCCGCCGCAACATGATGGCGGAACTCCGGGGGGACAACGCCAGCCGGGCGGCGTGGTACAAGGCCATGAGGGAGATCGGATATTTCTCGGTGGACGACATCTGCGACCTGGAGGACACCCCCAGGGTGCCCGGGGGAGACACAAGGACCGTGAGCCTGAACTATGTGCCGCTGGAGGACTTCAGGCGGCTGAGCCTCGCCAGGAACGGCGGAAGGGAGGTAAGCAAGGAATGAGGAACAAGGTGAGACGCACCGACACCGGGGTGACGGTGGACTTCACCGGTCCCCTTGTCAACGACGAGAGGGCCAAGCTGTACCAGTGGATGGGGATGGATCACATCTGCCCCGGGGACATTACCGACGCCATCGGGATGGCGGGGGGCCGGCCAATAACGCTGCGGATGAACAGCCCCGGCGGGGACCTCCATGCCGGGGTGGAGATGTACACCCGGCTGATGGACTACCCGGGACAGGTAACGGTGGATATCCTCAGCATCTCCGCGTCGGCGTCCAGCGTGGTGGCCATGGTGAGCGCCAAGCAGGGGAACCGCTGCCGTGTCTCCCCCTTGGGGACGATGGTGATACACAACGTCCAGACCAAGGCGGAGGGGGACTACCGGGAAATGGAGAGCACCGCCCAGCATCTGCGGCAGGCAAACAGCGCCATCATCGCCGCCTACCGGAAAAAGACCGGTATGGAGGAAGCACAGTTGCAGGAGATGCTGGACAAGGAGACCTGGCTCACCGCAGGCGACGCGGTAAAGCTGGGATTTGCCGACGAGGTGATGTTCGAGGAGGGGGAGCCCCAGGCCGACGACAGGACGGTGACCGCCGTGATGGCCCGGACCCGGGAGTTGGTAAACGCCATCCCGGCCATCGACCAGGAGACCATCCAGCGGATGCTGGAAGCAAAGCGCCAGGAACAGACCGCCCAAACCACGGAAGAACAGCTTCAGCTGGCCGCCCGGCTGCTGGAACTGGAGGAAAACAGATTTTAGGAGGGACAACACCATGGATATGAGAAAGCTGTATGACCTGAAGAACAAGCGGGCCGCCCTGCTGGCCGAAGCCAAGGGGGACCTGGACAGGAAGGACCTGGAGGGATACCAGGCCAAGATGACCGAGGTCAAGGCCATGAACGCCGAGATCGAGGCCATGGAGGACCTGGTGGCGGAGGAAGGCCGCTTCCGGGACGATGACAAGGGCGCCGTGCTCCGGGCCCAGGCGCTGGATGCGGGGAAGGAGGAGGCGCTGAAACTCTCCGCCCTGGACGCCGCCCGCCAGGGGAACGAGTATGTCAATGCCTTTGCCCACGCGCTGAAAAACGGCGTGCCGGTGCGGGCGGTGGGCAGGCATGAGGAACTGGCGCCGCTGGCCAACGCCCTCACCATCGGCGGCGGCACCCCCGCCGGAAGCGACGGCGGCTTCCTGGTGCCGGTGGAGTTCGATGACATGATCCAGCGCAAAATGAAGGAGTTCATCCGCCTGGCGGACTACTTCAAGGTGGAGCCGGTGACCGGCTATTCCGGCTGGCGGGCCGTGGAGACCACCGCCAGCCGCGAGCCGCTGCCCCTGGTGGGGGAAAATACCGCCATCGGGACGACCGAGCAGCCCAAATTCAGCCGGGTGGATTACACCATCAAAAAGTACGGGGACCGCATCGCCATCTCCCAGGAACTGCTGGAGGACAACACCGCCGGGCTGCTCCAGTACATCGCCGAGTGGTTCGCCCCCCGGGTGGTGCTCACCGAAAACAGCCTGCTGCTGGGGCTGCTGGCCGGGCTGAAAGCGGTGAGCCTCACCGCCGGCAGGGAGGTGCAGGAGTTGAAGAGCGTGCTGAACAAGGACCTGAATACCGCCATCTCCCGCAACGCCGTCATCCTCACCAACGGCAGCGGCTATGATTTCCTGGACCAGCTTACCGACAACAACGGGCGGGGGCTGCTGGTCCCCAACCCGGCGGACCCGGATGTCTACCGGTTCAAGGGCCGCCCGGTGGTGATGGCGGACGCTGACCTCATCCCCGGCCGGAAGGTGACCGCCTCCGGGGCCACAAAGGGGGATTACGACCCGGTGTACATCGGCTATTTCCGTGCCTTTGGCACCCTGTTCCAGCGCAAGGCCATGGAGTTTGCCACCACCAACATCGGCGGCAACGCCTGGGCCAACGACGCCCCCGAACTCCGGGGCATCGTGCGGATGGACGCCCAGAAGGTGGACGAGGGCGCCGCCGTCAAGCGGGAGATATTCCACCCCGCATCCGAGACCTAAAGGAGGGGTGACCCATGGGACAGCCGGTAACGGTGGACGAGGTGATGGACTACCTGGGGGTGGGGGAAGAGTCCCGCCAGGTGGTGGAACGGGAGATGGCCGCCGCCCTGGGGTACCTTCGCCGGGCCACCGGCACCGACTGGTCCCAGCGGCCGGAGGCGGCGGAGGCGGTGAAGGCAAGGGTCTGGCTGACCTTTTACGCCGTCCGGGGCGGCGCCCAAAACACGGCATACCTGGAGCGCCACCTCATCGACCTGGTGACGCAGCTACAGTATACAGGGGGCGACACAGATGACACCTAACACCAAGATAAAACTCATCGCCAGGACAGAAGCGGGACAGGATCAAAACGGATACCCGGTGTGGGATGAGACCGCCCGGGAGGTCTGGGCGGAAAAGAAGGGCCTGACCCGGTCCGAGTTCTACGCCGCCCAGGCGGCGGGGACGAAGGTATCCGGGGTGTTCGCCCTGTTCCGTGGCGGGTACCAGGGGGAGGAGATACTGGAACACCAGGGCGAACGCTTCCGGGTGGTCCGGGCCTACCCAAAAAGCCTCACCGAGGTGGAACTGACCTGCACCAGTGAGAAGGTGGACCATGGCGAAGTTTGAATTTGATCTGGGGCCGGTCCAAAAGATGCTGGAAGAACTGGGGGACATCGACGAGGTGGCCCCGAGGATGCTGCGGCGGGTGGGCCCCATCGCAAAGGCCGCCATCCAAGGGCGGCTGAAAAAGCACAGCCAGACCGGAGGACTGGTGAAGTCCGTAAGACCGGGCAAGCCAAAGACGGGAAAGACCGGCGGGTGGTATATGATCGTGGGATTCCGTGGGTACGATGAAAATGGCCATCCCAACGATGTTAAGGCTGCCGGCCTGGAGTACGGCAACAGCCACCAGCAGCCGGAACCCTTCCTGGACGCCGCCGCCAAGGATTGCGAGGCGGATGTGGTGGACGCCATGCAGGCGGAGTATAACTTGTGGCTGGAAGAAAAGGGGCTGGTCAAATGAACGCCGGGAAGATGCTGTTCCAGGCGCTAAAGCCGGTGGGGCTGCCGGTATACCCCACGGTGTACCAGGGCAAGGGGGATGAATTTATCGTCTTTGACTTGGCGGATGAACGCCCGGACATGTGCGGCGACGACGAGCAGATCACCGAGATATGCGCCCCGGATATCCACCTCTTTTCACGCCAGGACCCCACGGGCAAAAAGAAGCGCATCCGCCGCCTGCTCCGGGGAGCGGGATTTATCATCACCGAAACCGCTACACTCTACGAAAAAGACACCAGATACCATCACGTCATCATCTCCGCCGAGATCGACGGGGAGATCGACGACTAAAGGAGGAAAGAGACGATGGCATACAAAGGATTGCGCCGGCAGGGCTATTGCACCATGGAGGTGACCACCGACGCCGACGGCAACGAGCAGGAGGCGCTGGCCAACGGCAGGGTGCTGCCCAAGGTGATGAAGTTCACCGGCTCCGCCACCAGCGACACCGCCACCATCTATGGGGACGACGGGGTGGCGGAGGAGGACGTGAGCATGGGCAACGGCAGCCTCACCGTGGACCTGTGCAACCTGACCCTGGAGGACCAGGCGGCGCTGTGCGGCCATACCTACACCGAGGAGAGGGGCCTTGTCTGCAACGAGGACGACGCCCCGCCCTACTGCCGGTGCTCCAGCATCGTCCCCGGGGTGCTGAATGGCAAGCCTTATTTCCGGGTCATCACCTATATGAGGGTGAAGTTCACCCCAGTGAACGACGACTATGAGACCCAGGGCAATAATATCTCCTACAAAAACCCCAGCCTTGCGGGCAGCTTCTTCCGCAACAAGGACGGGGATTGGCGGAACATCAAGGAGTTTTCCGACTTCCAGGCGGCCTTTGCCTATTTCAAGGTCATGCTCAACATCCCGGAGACCAGATAAGGAGGAACGACCATGCAGACAGTGAAGATCGGAGGCGCCACCTACCCCATCCTCTTTGACGCCAACGTTCTGGCCAAGGTGCAGGAGCGGTACAAATCAGTGGACGCCCTGGGGGAAAAGCTGCGGGAAATTTCGGAGACCATCTGGATCATGACCCAGATCATCAACGAGGCCCGGCGCTATCGGGAGGTGATGGAGGGGCAGCCCCAGGAGGGGGGACCCATGACAGAGGAAAAGCTGGGGATGCTCCTCACAGGCGAGGACCTGTTTAAAAACAGCGGAATGGCACAGAGCATCATCGACGCCTTTAATGAAGGGATGGGCGGCAGAAAAAACCAGACAGCCGGGCAGGGCAAGAAGGGCCGCGGTGGGAAGCGGAGGAGGAAGAAAAAATAGACTTTGCCCGGCTGCAATATATTGCGGTGACCATCCTGGGATACAGTCGCACCGAGTACGGCTTCCTGGCCTTGGGGGAACTGTGCGAACAGTTTGAGGTGCACTGTGCGGTCAATAGGATAGACCTGAAAAAGCGGGATGAGGAGGTGTTCTGATGGCGAGGAAGCGGCCTAACATTGGGGCGGCGCTGACACTGGACGGAGAAAAGGAGTTCAAGGCGGCGCTGGCGGAGATCAATGCCGGCCTAAAGGTAAATGCCTCCCAAATGCAGCTGGTGGCCGCTACCTATGAGGACGGCGGGAAAAGCGCCAAAGACCTGGCGGCCGCCCAAGAAGTGCTGGAAGCGCAGATCGCATCTCAAACCGATAAAGTCCAGCTGCTGGAGCGGGCGCTTACAAGTGTAGCCAGCAAAAACGGGGAATCCAGCAAAAAAACCATGGAGTGGCAAGCATCCCTTAACCGGGCCAAGGCGGAACTTGCCAAAATGGAGACAGCGTTAAAGGATAACCGCGCCGCCATGGAAAAAGCGGGAGACGCCACAGGGGACCTTAGCGACGAACTGAAGGACATAGAAGATGCCGGGAACACCGCAAAAAAAGGCACCGATATCTTCAATGTATCGGTGGGGAATCTTGTTGCAGACGGCATCCAAAAAGCGATATCCGCCATTGGGGACCTGCTAGAAAAAACCGCTGAATACCGTGCCGATATGTCCAAGCTGGAGCAAAACACACGGGACGCCGGGGTGTCAATGGATATCGTGCAGGACAGCATGCGCAGCCTGAACGCCATCACCGGGGAGACCGACAGCAACATTGAAGCACTATCCAACCTCCTGGCGGCGGGATTTAAGGACAATGACCTCCAAACAGCCATCGACACCCTTTCCGGGGCGGTGATCAAGTTCCCGGACACCATCAAGATCGAGAGCCTTGCGGACAGCTTGCAGGAGACACTGGCGACCCGGGAGGCGACCGGGCAATTTGCCGAAACACTGGAGCGGGTCGGCATCGATGTGGACTGGTATAATAAGCGCATCGCCAAGATGAGCGATACCCAGGCGCGGAATTTCTCCATTTCGGTCCTGCAAAAAAAGGGACTTGCGGAAACGACAAAGGAATGGCGGGAAAACAATGAGCAGCTGATCAAGGCCGCCGATGCACAGTATGATCTCAACGATACGATGGCACGGTTTGCGGAAAAAATCGAGCCAATCGTTGCCAAAGGCATGGAAGAACTCATCCGATTCCTGGACGAACATGAGGATGAGATCAACCGGTTTATTGATGCCTGGGTAACCATAGCAGACGTGGTACTTCCCCTTGCTGTTGATGGATTTGACACCCTTGCAGGGGCTCTATTTCCGGTACTAAATGTGCTTAGTGACATATTAGACGCCGCAGAAAAAGCGAAAGAGTTAATTCCCAAAATGGGCGCAAAAATCAAAGATTCCTTCAGCGGCATTGTGGACTTTGTGACTGGCGGCAGCCCAAAAGGGATGGCCACCACCGCCTCCATCCCACGCTATGCCAAGGGCACCAGCTACCACCCAGGCGGCCTGGCCACCATCAACGACGGGGGCGGATACCCCGGGGAGACCGTCCTTTTGCCCCGGGGGAGCAGAGTTTTCCCCGCCACCCAGGGGGGCAGCGGGGACACCTATAACTACTATGTCACCATCGACGCCAAAAACGTCAGGGAGTTCAACGATATCGTCCGCATCGCCGAAAACCAAAGGCAAAGCAGGCGGATGGGGTACGTTAGACAGCCCTAGCCATTGGCCTGGTTGACCATCGACACAAACAGCGCATAAAACTGGTGAAGGTCCTTTTGTTGCATCTGGGGGCACTCGATGTAAACCATCGGGTCCCGGGGATTGTTGAGAATGATCCTGATCCCTTGGTTGGCGCTCTGGGAAGTGGCTGTCTGCCTGGAGGATGCACCGACGACCGCCCCCGCCGCACCAAACAAAGCACCGCCGACGACCGCCCCCGCCATATTGGACTGGATGACCACATTGTTATCCTGGATGATTTGGACGTCCAAAATATCCGAATACTTATGCACAAAACAAGATGCCGGATCGTAGTCCTTGATGGCGACCCATTCCTTGCGGTTTTCGTCCACGGCCAGCAGGCACAAGGGCAGCCGCCATTTCATGGTGGACTGAAACCCGGTCGCCTTGATCTCAGCGACCTTTTTCTCCTTGGCCTCCAACAACGGGTCCTTGAAAAGAGCGTTTAAAATTCCCATAACCAACACCTCACACAAAGTTGTTTTCCTTTTGATTATTTATCAATGAGGAGCGTCAACTTGATACTTCCCCTGATAAATAGCGGTCAAAGAATCCTGGAGCACCTGGGAAAAATTGATATGGTTGGCTTCGGCAAAAGTGTTGAGCCAGGCAGGGATCGTAAGATTTTTGCGGACCGCCTTACTGCCATACTTTTCGGCGTAGGCATCCATATCCAGCACCAGCAGGGTAACAAATCCATCTGGCTCGTCGGGGACGACGCCGTTGATGGGGCTTGCGGGGGGGACTGGCTTGCCGTCCTCCAGTTCATCCAGGACCCAGCCGGACGCGGCGTCGGTGGCCATAAGGATGGCATCGGCAAGGCTCTCCCCTTCGGACACGCAGCCGGGCAGGTCCGGGACCTCTACCGTGTAGCCGCCTTTTTTCTCGATACAGGGATAAAAACACGCCGGATAAATAAGTTTCATGAAACAGCCTCCTATGATATTCCCCGGGCAGTACCGGGCTTTACAGCCCGGCCTGCTTGAGGATGGATCTGATCGTGCGGGGGTCAAGGTCTCCGCTGTGCCTGGTGATCGTGACTTTGCCGGGTTTCGAGGGGTGGATGTACTGCTGATGGGAACCGCTGTTTGATTTTTTCCGATACCACCCGTCAGCCATGATGATCTTTTCGATCTCCCGGAATGTCAAGCCATCACCTCCTTACAAGTATATTATACGCATTATGCGCATAAATGTCAAGAGGTTTTTGGAAATTTCAGAAAATTTTTATCATCGCAGGAGGGCAAAATGGCAACCAGAACGGTGACGATACACGCCAGTGCAAGCGCGTATGTAACGACAGATAGCCCGAACACTGTGGACAACTCCAAAGCGGTAACAACCATAGGCCACAATAGTGACACCGATCAAAGTCTAGGGTATGAAATGTTCGTACCACCAAAAGATTCAATCGGGAGAAGATTTGTTACTGGTACGTTGCACATATACGGAGAAATATATACGATCACATGGCCCGTAAAGCGTAGTAGTGTATCAGCGATCGTTAGGCTATGGGATCCTAAAAAAACCACATGGAATGGTCGGCCTGTGGTATCACAACAAAATGTTTCAATGAGTTTTACTCAATGGGAACTTGCGTGGGCCGACCTTGAAATAAAAAACAAAGATGCAGTATTTGGAGCGGATATTGTTTCTTATGGATTTGAACTTAATGCAGAAGGTGGAGCAAAGAAGTATTACACTTCAAACTCGGACAAAAAGCCCTACATAGAGTTTACCTACGCCGATGACAACGCCGGTTTATATCCGACTGACCTGCGGCCCGCAAATGAATTTGTGGACAACCGGGCGGGAGTAGAGTTGCGCTGGAGCATCGCTCTCAAGGCGGGAACGATCGGACGGCCGGTCCAGACCAAAGCGGTGGTCTCCTGGTCCTATGGCGGCACCACCAAAACCGCAACGATAAACGGGGCAGCCCAAAGCTACACCATACCGGCCAGCCAGCTGCCGGAAACTGGCACGGTCACCTGGAGGGTCACCACTACCGACAGCGCCGGGAATACCTATACCTCACCCGATGCCACCTTTACCACCACCGACGCCACCTGCACCGCCTGGCCCATCACTCCCGTCAATGCCTACGTGGACGGCTCAAAGACGGTCACGCTGGTGTGGGGACGAAGCATCTCCACCGGCTCCGCCGCCAATGGCGCGGACTTCCAGGCCAGCGGCGACGGCGGTATCACCTGGACGACCCTGGGGCGCGCAACAGGCTATGCGGACTTCCAGGCGGCCCCGGGCACCCTTCCCGCCGGAAACGTCCTCTGGCGGGTGCGGGGCTACAACACCGACGGCGTGGCCGGGCCCTGGAGCGCCCCGGCCAACATCGTGGTGAGACAAGCCCCCAGGACCCCCAGCATCACCAGGGCCACCACGGTGCCCCGCCCCACCATCACCTGGCAGGCGGAGGGTCAACAGGCGTACCAACTCCAGGTAGGCAGCTGGGAGAGCGGCAGCGTATATGGCGCCGCAAAAAGCGCCCAGGTGCCGGTGTTCCTGCCCGACGGCCCCGCCGCGGTGCGCCTCCGGGTGCAAAACAGCTTTGGCCTATGGAGCCAGTGGGCCACCACGTCGGTGACCATCGCCAACAAGCCGGGGGCAGCCATCGCCATACAGTCCAAGGATGTCCAGGGCGGGGTGCGGCTCTCCTGGAGCACCACGGGGAAATACACACAGTACATCATCTATCGGGACGGCAAAGAGGTGGGCCTTTCCGCGGAAAAAGCGTACACCGACTATACCGGCCCCGCCGGAAAAGCCGCCTACACCGTGCGGGGCATCAATGCAGACAGCACCTACACCGACAGCGGCCGGACGGTGGCCATCCTGGCCATATCATCCGGCATGCTGGCGGAGGCGGGGGCATGGGATTGGGTCATCCTCAGCAAGCGTTTGGACAATCGGCCGGCCAGAAGTCACAGCGAAAATGAAGAGATGACCTTGACCTGGTACTCGGGGCGGGCCCTGCCGGTGGCGGAGTTTTCCGGCAAAAGGTCCCACACCGCAAGCTACGCCTACTCCCTGCCATCCTGGGACCAGGTGGAGCGCATCCGGGCCATGGAGGGAAAACAGGTGGTCTATAAGCACAAAAACGGGGAGTTGATGACCGGCATCCTGGGGGGGCTGTCATGGTCCTGCTCCCGGAGATGGTGGGACCTCTCCTTTACCATCACGGAGGTGGACAATGGGCTTGCAGTTTGAGGACGGCACCCGGCGGGTGTCATATCGCTACGCCGCCATCCGGGACGGGGTGGTTTTCGCCGGCCTGGAGGCGGTGGAGGGGACCCCGTCCATCTCCATGGAGGCCACCGGGGAGATCAAGACCAGCATCCGGGGGACCTTTGCGGTCCCCCCGGGGGTGGACTGGCTCACCGATACCCTGCGGCCCGCCATGGTGGTGGACGGCATGGAGTACCCCCTGGGGGAGTTTGTCATCACCTCGGTGACAGACCGATACAACGGCCACCGGGTCTACTCCGCCCTGGAGGGGTACGACCTGGGGGTGCGGGTGCAGAACGGCACCCTGGACACCCGTATCACCATCCCCTGGGGGAAAAGGTACCTGGAGGCCATCCAGGAGCAGCTGCTGGCCTGCGGCATCCAGCGGGTGCTGATGGACCCCGGTACCGACACCATCCAGGAGGACCGGGCCGACTGGGAGATCGGGGAAAGCCGCCTCAAGGTGGTCAACGACCTTTTGGCGGAGATCAACTACCGCACCCTGTGGTTCGATACCACTGGGGCGGCCCGCCTCACCAAATACCGGCAGCCATCCCCGGAGTTGGCAGCCCGGACCTATGCCGCCGGGGAGATGTCGGTCATCATGGACGAGACCACCAGCAGCCTGGATACATACGGGGCCTACAACGATTGGATCGCCATTGTGAGCAACCCGGACAAGTCCCTGATGACCGCCCGGGCCACCAACGATGACCCGCTGAGCGCCCTGTCGGTGCAGCGCATCGGCAAGCGCACCGCCCCCATCATCCGGCTGGACAACATCGCCAGCCAGGCGGCGCTCCAGGAGTATGTGGACAACGTCAAGTTCCGTGGCATGGCCTCCCAGGAGACGGTGACCTGGTCCACCGCCAACATGCCCCACGAGGTGGGGGAGGTCATCATCTTACAGCACCCCCACCTGCAAGGGGTATTTGAGGAGACGGCCTGGGAGATGACCCTCCAGGCCGGGGCGGAGATGCGGCACACGGGAAAGAGGGTGGTATATCTGTGAGCATGATCGAGAGTTACCAGCAGGAGCAGACCCTGGAGCGCCCCCAGCCGGAGGCGGCCAGACTGGCCACAGTCGATTACGTGGGCAGCAGCGGGTTGCAGCTGATCTTTGACGGCGAGACCTATGGCGACGGAAAATATTACCTTTGCAACAACGGCATCAAGTACCAAAGCGGGGACCGGGTGCTGGTGCAAAAGGTGGGCGGCAGCTATATCGTGGTCTGCCGGGTCGGCCGGCCAAACAACACCGACGAAATGGTGGACAAAGCAAAAATGGCGTACTATGTCTGGAATAACGCATCTGGAAAAGCATACCTGGAGTTTTACACAGACACAAACGGTATCCTTTGGGTACGGAATTGCATGAATGCAAGCAATAAATGGACAAAACTGACCGGGGAGGTTGGCACACCGCCCGGGCCAATCAATCGACCAGTTGAGCCATACTGATGGAGGGATAACATGGAACTGAGAGTGACCAACAAGATCATGGACACCAACCCCATCAAGCACCGCCTGACCCAGGGGGAGGCATTGGTAGACCGCCCCCAGATCGTCATGCGGCAGAACTACGAGGGCCTGGACCTGGGCCCGCTGAACTACGAGATCAGGGCGGTGTCGGACAAGGAGACGATGGTCCGCAGGCCGCTGGAGAAAAAGGTGGAGGGGGGCCGGGTCATCCTCACCTGGACGGTGACCAAGGAGTTCACGGCGGTGTCCGGGGACATGGCCCTGACCATCATCGGGATGGACAGCACCGGGTCGGAGATCATCAAGATCACCTCAGACAAAATAACCATCCGCAAGGACCCGGAGGGGGACTGGGTGGCCCCGCCGCCCAGCGTGGTGGAGGACGCGCTGAACCAGATGGCGGTGATACAGGCCGCCACCATCGCTGCCAAAAACGAGACCGAGAGACTGCGGGATGAAGCCGTCCAGAACATGGAGGCAGCGGCGGCGGATATCGTGGCGGAGACCGAGGCGATACGGGACGCTGCGGCGGAGAGCGCGCGCCAGGCGGCGGCAAGCGCGGAGGGGGCCGCCAGTAGCGCAAGTACCGCAGGTGACATCAGGGATGAGACCGAAGCCATGAAATTCGAGACAGAAAAGATACTGGAGAACACCATAAGCATTGAGCAAGCGATCAAGATGCTGGCGGAAAAGGCGCAACAGTTTGCCGGTCTTGCCCAACAGTACGCAGACCTTGCAAGCCAGATCGCCTACGGCCAGAAGGGATACTACCGCACCCCGGAGGCCCTGCAAGCGGCCTACCCGGAGGGCCAGGATGGCTGGTGGGCGGTGGTGGGCACCACCGACACCATTTGGGTCTGGGACAGCGATAGCGGGGCCTGGGTAGATTCCCGCCAAGGGACCGACATGACAAACTACCCCCAGTGGGCTCAACTCGCCAACAAGCTGATGGTGCCCTGTACCTGTGCCTACGATGCGGAGACCCATATCTTCAGCCTGACCCGCAAGGACATCAGCCAGATGCTCCAGGACGGGGCCGAACTGACTTTCCTTCCCCCGGCAGGCTACACCCAGGGGGACACCATAGAGTTTGAGGGCGAGGTCATCCCCATGGTATACGCCGGCAGCCCGGTGGATGTCCAGGCTGGGGCCTGGCTGGCAGGCCACCCGGCAAAGCTGATCTGGTACGCAGACAATGAGCAAGGAGGAAGTCAAAATGAGCCTTTACCTTCCCGGCGGCGCGCCCTCGCTTGATGCCCCCCGCCACTATCCCGGCAGCGCCCCCATCCCCACCCGAGCCACCGACATCCTAACCCCCAGCTGGACGGGCCAGACCACCGTCACCGGCGCCCCCAGCCCGGACAGCCCCGCCACCCTCACCGGGGTGCCCTTTGCGGCCACCGCCACCGGCCCGGATGGTCAGACCCGCAGCGTCGACCTGGGGGTGACCGGGTACAGCCTGCTGGACGGGACAGCGGATAGCTACGACGGCAAGGCTGGAGCGATGGTGCAGCGGGTCGAAAAGCTGGTGCTGGACACCATCGACGTTGCCTATCTTTACCCGGCGCAAAGACCGGCGGGAAGCCGCACGATGATGTTTTCCACCAAAGTGATATCCAAACAAGAAGAACTCAGCTTGGTATGCAGCCACCTCCCGACAAGGAGCGTTTGGAATGATGACGAGGAAGGGGCGATGGCCATTGGCTCGGGGGCCTACAAGCGGATCGCCTTTTCCATGTTGACCTCCAGACTGACCGCCTATGGCCTGGTCGAGAGCGACAGCACGACACATATCCCAGCGATAAAGGCGTGGTTCGCCGCCCAGGCCGCCGCAGGCACCCCGGTCACCGTCTACTACGCCCTTGCCAAGCCCGTCGCCTATAACCGCAAAGCCGACCTGCAAGCCTTTGACGGCCAGACCACCGTCACCGGCGCAACCACCGTGGAGGTCATCGAGGGGCGGATAGATAGGCTTGCGGGATATGCTTACTATGAAGTGGTGCAGGTAAGGCCAAACCGACTGATCAACAGCGATTTCCGCCAGACGGTCAACCAACGGGGGCAAAAAAGTTATCGGGGCGCTGTGTATGGCATCGATATGTGGACCAGCACATCGCCCTACGCCACGGTGACGGTGGAGGAGGACGGCATGGCTCTGGAGGCGGACGAGGGCAAGACCATCTACTGGATGCAGCGCCTGGAAGATACCGCCAAAGCTGGCAAGATATATACCGCAAGTGTATTGGTGGCCGCGCTGGATGGAACAGGATATTTACAGATTATCTATAAAAGCGGAAAATTGGGTCCCTTTGCAAGGTTGCAGCAAGGGATGGTGGATATAACGCTTTTGGCAGAGGATGATATTGCCCGAGTGCTCATCCAGCTGAACAATGGCGGAAGTGCAAAGTTCACCGCTGCCAAGCTAGAGGCTGGCCCCACCCAGACCCTGGCCCGCAAGGTCGGCGGCCAGTGGGTCCTCAACGACCCGCCGCCTGACCCCACGCTGGAACTGCTCAAGTGCCAGAGGCATCAACTAAGTGTTCTTGATCCTTTGATTACCGGGCAATCTTATATTTTCAAAGGGAAGGCATCTGAACCCAGTAGATTCTATGGGGTGTTGCCGACCCCTGTACCGATGAGGACGATCCCGAGAGTGATAACGGACTGTTCCGAATCTGTTCCATATCTCGCTTTTGGGATCATATCAACTGGATTTACTATAAATATTCAAATAACAGAAATTGGTGCGTATTCAAAGATGCAGCATGGTGTCGTCCTTTTCGGAAGGGCTAGCGATATTGTGAGAGGAAACGATTATCAAGTGTATATCAAAAACACAAACACCCATCAATTTTTGCTTGATGCCAACCTGTAAGGAGGTATCCCCATGACCGAAAAATGCACCAACAACCCCCGAGACCGCCCCACGCACCCCCAAAAATCCAGGAAGAGCAAAAGAAAAACGGGCCAAGACCCGAGAAAGGACAAATATGGAACATAATACCTTGCAGAATATCAAGATCATCGTGACCGGCATTTTTGCTGCCCTCACCGCCCGGTTGGGGGCGCTGGCGGCCCCGGTCTATATCCTCATCTACCTGAATATGGCGGACTATGCCACCGGCTTCGTGGCCGCCCCCTACCGTGGGGAGCCGCGCAGTTCCCAGGTGGGCTTCCGGGGCATCGCCAAGAAGGTCTGCATGTGGCTGCTGGTGGCCCTGGGCGGGGTACTGGACTGGCTGATGGCCTACGCCATGGAGACCATCGGCATCCAGCTGACATTTCACTTCATGGTGGCCGCCCTTGTGGCGGTCTGGCTTATCTGTAACGAGATCATCTCCATCCTGGAGAACATCGGCGACATCGGCGTGGAACTGCCGCCGGTGCTGATGCGGCTGGTCCGCTGGGTAAAGGCTGCCGCAGAGGACAAGGCCAAGGTGCCCGACTGGGATGGGGAGGGCGCCCCCCGTGGCGGCGGCGGGGCAGACACGCTGAAAACCATCCCTGCCGACGCGCAACTCCTCACCCTGCCCATCCCCCTCATGGGCGTTACAGCGGGGTACAAAAACGCCAAGTACAAGGCCCAGTTTGGCTTTGGCCACTACGGCATCGATGCCGTGAGCCAGAACGGCGCCCGGGAGGTTTGCGCCCTGGGGAACGGCCAGGTACTGGCCGCTGGACTGGATGGCACCGCCGGAGACTACTCCGGCCTGGGCTGGGTGACGGTCATCCGGTACGACAAGGTGTACATCCCCGGTACCGGCAAGGTCCAGGACCTTATCGCCACCACCTTCCACCACGAGCCCGGGAGTATCCGGGTCAGTGCCGGGGACAAGGTGACCGCCCAGAAGGTCATCGCCCGGTACGGCAACACCGGCGGGACCACCCTCCCCGGCGGGGGCCGGATGGGGGCCCATCTCCACCTTCAGTTGGACAGAGATACCAGCTATCCCTTCTACTGCTCCGGCATCAGCGGCAAGGGGAGCAGGCTGCTCAAGCGGGGGACATCGGACAGCACAGTGGACCCTTACCAGGTGCTGACCGTCGGCGAAGGCCAGCGTGCGTATACCCGGGACACCGGCTGGGCGGCGGATTATAGCAGCCTGCCCCAGGCCGCCGGGTTTGCGCAGCAGGAGGCCACGGTCAGCCTGGAGGAGTACCAGGCCGCCGTTGCCCGGGCGGAGGCGGCAGAGGCGGAAAACGCTGCTCTCAAGAGCAAGATTATCGCAGCCCGGGCGGCGCTGGGGTAGGACCCTGATCTCGGGGATAGGGCTTGATATTATTAGGCGCTGCTTTTTCCTGTCAAACCATTCCTTGGCCGGCGGACGATCAATCAAAAGGTCCGCCGGCCTTTTGTAATGTTGGATAAAAGATGGATATAAAGTTATATGCTATCCAGCGGATAGCACCACCAACAAAGTGTGTTGCAAAGTGTGTTATTATAGAAAAAGAAAAATGGCTCGAACATACTGTTCAAGCCATTTTTTCATGGTGCGGCGGATGGGACTTGAACCCAGCCCGCCCCCCATCAAGACAGAAAACGATAAGCGCAAAAGCCATATCACAGCCCGGAAAGGTCAGATTCTTGCCGAAAAAATAAGGTCCTTACCCAAAAAGTGTGTTACAAAATGGGTTATCAAGTACCGGTTTTTTCTTCCAGGG